GGCATGATGATTGATTCAGGGGTAATAGCCCGTCAATCGCGGAGACTGTACATCGAGAGATCATTGGCAGCCGTGCAGTCGTTCGGCATTTTGTTTAGCACGTAAATCTTTACCTCCTAAGAGAACGTTTTGGTCCATTTAAGAACGCACACCCCAATAAGTTCAATCATTTACGGGAACTGCACAAGCTAAGATCAATTTTGCATCGATCAAAGCCTGACTCGAGTTCTACCTGCTCATCGGGAGTGATATCGTAAGCTTGCCAAAAGGAGCATCGTGCCTCAGGTGAAACAGGCCCAAAGTCACGATCCATTGATGTCATAAGTCTCCTTGCAAACCACGAATAATAATGCGATGGTTCTCTACTCCCGACCCCGTAACGGTCAAACACACGATAGAAATTCTGAAGCACCGGCAAAGAGCCCGTTAACCTAAGTCCACCTAATCCAACTGCCTTCATCCAGCCAAACACCTGGTTTGGCGATTGGTACGGCTGCAAAAAAACGGCGTCCTTGGTCATCACGACCTTGGGGTTACGCATCATGAGCCACCTGTTGCCATCAAAAACAGGCTGTGTTTGACAAAACTCAACCTTTTCAAAGACATCAACAGGTTTCTCAATCTTCATATTAAACCCCATCCGATAAAACCATTCGAACAGTCCATCACTGAATCTGTCCAAATCGCGGCGTTCCAGAAACACAACACAGTCATCACCATTATTCGCCAGTTTGCCCCTAACTCCAACATGTTGTAAATAAGCATGCACCATACTGCACATTAAAACGCAGTTGCCTAGGGAGGTATTCATGTCCCCTGACATTCTAGTGCCCTCAATTCTGTACTTGAGCGTTCCATCCTTAGTGTACCCATAGCAGCGATTGTGCAATTGCATATCTAAAAGTTTAGCCAACTTTTTCCTATGCTTGCCACTCACACACTGAAGGTAAACACCATGTTCCCAACGCAAAGCATCAATAGATACATGTTGATCAAACCGCGAGGCATCAAGTCCCACGGCAACAGGATCCTGGAAAGAATCCCATTTTGTTTTAAGTTTAGAA